CAATATTATTACAAAGTAAAATGGGATGATAGAAGGTCATCTGAACACGCTCAGCATAGTCTTAAACCTGTCGAGTAGTGTCTTTTTTGTCTTATATTTTTTCTTTTTAGTTGGTTTTATGTTTTTTGTTCTGTGATGTTCTGATATTTCATAGCGTATAAGCTTTGTATTCATATCTGATATACGGTCTATGGCAGCCATAATGAGAAAATCTTGTAGTTTGTTTTCTTTCATTAGTTCAAGACAAACTTCTTTCACAACAGCGTTGGGAAGTGCTTGAATTTCTCTTCTTCTGATTTCAATATCAAGTTCTATTTCGGGTGGTGTTTTACCAATGAGAACTTCGTAAAATTCCTGATGGTTCATTTACCTGGAAATAATGCCTGCTCCAACATATCGCATAATCTGTCATCGACATCATTATCAGTTTTTTGTACACA